TTTATTTATTAAGAATAAATTACCTGTTTCGTTTTCAATTATTGTGTTTGATGAATCATGATATATATTTAAATCATTTCCGGTTCCGAATCTTGCTTTTGCATTATCAACAAAATCAATTCCACTACTAGAATTGTTAACCGATATTTTAGTTGAACCTGTTGTGTTTCCTATTGCAAGAATCTCGGCAAGTGTGTCAACACCATCCACTGCTGAGTCAACATAAGCAGTTGTTGCAATCTTTGTTGAATTGTCATTTTGACTTTGTGTTGTGGCAATCGCACCATTAGCCAATGTCACAACACCACTCGTTGCAGATATTGTGTTGCCATCAATATTGATATTGTCAACTTGTAAGTCGCCTGTAATTAAAGCATTACCAACGACCTCAAATTCTTTTCCCGATGTTGGTGTTGAACTAGTGTCAGATGTTGGTTTTATAAATAATACAGCAGTTGAAATGTTTACTGGCGAACTTATACCTAGGCCATCTTGTATGTTTTTGACCGATGCTGTTAATCCATCGTTGTCAGATAATTTTAATAAGCCATCATAAGTCGAGGCAATAGTTTGTCCTGTAAGTGTTGCCATATAGTGAATAAATTTATTATCACAAATTTAACCATTTTAAATTTTACCCTGGCCTCTATATTTTTTTTTCCTTTGTGATTGTGATTGGTTCTTAGAATGACGACCTGGCCTTTTTTTTCTTGGCTTTTTGTAAAATGTAAAAATGTTTTTTTTTGCCACTACTTAGACTTATCTTTTAGTTTTTCATAAGTTCTAAGACCACCCAGGCCAAGCATACCCAAAAGCACTGTCATCAAATGTTCCATTTGTAAAGCAGGTGGCATCGTAACCCCTAACTCTGAATAATAGTTTGACATAAACCATGTAAGTAAATCACGAACTATAAAATTATAAGCCAAAGCCACACCACAAACCCAACCAATAAAAGGTCGCCATCCACTTACAAAAACAGACCGATGTTGTGCTTCAACCTTATTGATTTCATTTTGTAACTTTACAAGTTCAAGTGCTTTGTTTGGGTCAATTTCTTTTCCTTTGATTGCTTCTCTGATGTCAGTGGCAAATCCACCAAGACCATCCCCTTTTTTACCAATAAGCGACATTAATAATTTTAACATAGTTATTCAGTATAATTTGAGATTTCACGATATTCTTTAAAAGCATCAAAACAAGGACAAACTTTTTTATCAGTGAAATCATTGTGACCATACACGACTGATTCAGGATACTGAAATTTTAAGTCCATAAGCAAATTAAACAATGCATCTTTTTGTTCTGGTGTTCTAGTGTCTAGCCACAAATCCATGTTTTTATCCATGCCCCCAATATAACAAATACCGATGCTGTGTTTGTTCATACCGGCAACATGAGCACCTTGCTTTTCAACCGGCCTTCCTTGTTGTATTTTACCATCCAAGGTGATTACATAATGATAGCCACAATCAGACCATTTATTGCCTTTGACATGCCAGTCTCTTATGTCATCAACATCAAAATATTTAAACTCTGGAGTTGCAGAACAATGCACGATGAGTTTGTCGATTTTTCTCATAATCTAAAATTCACACCAATTTGTGTGTTAAATATTTCAGACGACCAATACCTTGTAAACTCACCATCCAAGAAAATACCAAATCTGTTGAGTTTCCATCCAATAGTCGCACCGAATTGATAATCTTGCCATTGCTCTGGTTGAGCATCTTTCATTAATCCACCTTTGCCAAAATTATTTCTATGCAAATAACTTTTTTCAATATCAGAACCACCAATGTATTTATGTGAGAATAGATAAGAACCAAACAGATGCACCCAGAATTTTTGGTTTTGTAAATAATAATCGAAACCAACAATTTGCGAAATCATTTCAAATTCTGGTATTTTATCCCATTCTTGGTTGTTATATTCTGCGATGATTGATTTGAAAGGCCCATCCCTAAACTCTAAGTCTGTCCTTGCCCTAATGTTTCCATCAGGGTCAGTCCAAACCCAGTCGTAAGATGTTTCACCGGTTGCAAGATTGGTATATTGAAACAACTCATCAACCCAACCATATTCATAAGCAAGAGAATACCAAGGATTAACTGGATTGCCATTGTCGTTTAGTTCATTGACCCATATTTCAAAAGGATTATATCCATAACTTCTTGTATGTGTTCTGTATATGGCACCATAAGAAATGCTTAGTTTTTTTCCAATCGGTATTCTCAATCTAACTTCCCCAGAATTGTATTTGAAATTTACTCTTTCATTTGACCTTTGCTCTAGTTTTACAATATGCCATTTGCCTGTGTGTCTAATAAAGTATCTAGTGTTTGTAAAAAGTTCACCTCTGTCTCTTTCTTTTTGCCAAAAGAATAAATACTCTAAATTGCCGGGCACACTTGATGTTGGTGCTGACAATGCAACAAGGTTTTCATTGCCATCATAATAATTCTTGTCTCTTTTTTCAAAATCAAACAATCCAATTTTTCTTATACCAAAACCATAACGATACCTGTATGGATGCACCACAGTGGCATCATATACTTCAGGGATGTCGTACAAACCAGCACCCTCTGGCGTTCTCACAAAATATTGCCTTCTTTCTGGCTCGTATGAATTTTGAGCACTACCTGCCACAAAGACTGTTGAATATTTAAAAATCTCATTATAGGCTTTTTTGAAAATTTGACCATTCAGTGATATTGTAAAAAGTAAAAATATAATATATAGTTTTTTCATCTTAAAATTTATTTTGTAAAAGTTCTTCTAATTTATTTTTGATTTTATTTTTGTAGTTGTCAGGGAGTTTTAGGTCAATACCTGCTTCAATTCTTATAAGTTCTTCACCATTGTTAAAAAGCAATAGTGTCGGCATATAAATTATTTTTTCTTTTTGAAAATGCTTTTTATGTTTATAGTTTTCAAATGTAAACAGATATTTGTCAACTTGTTTGAAATCTTTGACATCAACTTTTTGCCCGATGAAGTCAGCATTGAAAACCACGACACTAACGTTGTTTTTATAATTTTGACTACTCGCAAAAGATACATAAAGGACAGTTAACAGGACACATATTTTATCTTTTAATTTCATATAAACGTTGCTCAATTTTTTCAACCGATGATTTGATTGACTCAATATCATCTGCTAAAAAATTTGTTTTATCTTCGATTCTAAGGATTGATGACCTAACAAGTTCATCTTTATATTGAAACTCAACAGGGTTTACAGAATCATTTTGCAGACTTTGTATATCTTCCATGTTGTTGTCAACTTGACCTTGCAAGGTGAAATAAATGCCAAATAAACTCGCCAAACCAATCACACTAGCAATCACTTCTTTGATGCTTAATTTTAATTTTGATTCTGAATTTATTTCTGACATAATTTACAATTCTAACACTCTGTTTTCTAATTCCAATATTGCTCTATAATAAGTGTTATTTTTGGTGTCTTCCCTTAAATAATTAATATTACCAATAACACTTGTATAAACCTTAAAACCATCGCCAGACAGGTTTATGTAATTGCCTGACCTAACTCTTAACAAATTTAAGCAATCTGAAATTAATGAGTTTGTGGTTAATTCGCCACCATCATCTGTGATAAAACGACTAACAGCCTCTATTCTTGTTGTCACCTCTGTGGTGAATGATGACCTATTTTGGTCAACTTCAACAGTGTTCACACCATACACTCTTATGTATGGAAAACCTGTTGTGCTCGGGACTGTTCCATAAACCGGCACAGCAGAACCATCATAAGTGATGTTGCCTGAAAGAGCAGTAATAATTTTTTGACGTATAAATCGAGCTGGGTCTTTCATTTTATTATTTTACTTATTTTACTTTCTAGTTTCTTTAACAAATTTAAAAATTCTATTCTTGCTGATGGAAACAAAAAAGGTTGTGGTCTGATGTTTACATTTCGTTTACCTTTGCCTTTAAATTGCAGAGCATAAGATTTTGGTATGCCAAGTTCTTGCATGTCTGTCAAATCAACCTTGGAACCAGTGCCAAACTCAATAAATGGTGCATATTTTTTACCGGCCTCAACGAATGCTTTTTTGCCAGAATGAAATGTTTTGATTGACTGCTTTAGACCACCAGTATCAACAGGCACAGTTCTTTTAGCTCTTCTTTCAATTCCAAATGCTGTTTTTCCTATCTCGTTTGAAAGTTCTTGACTAGCTAATTTTTTTAATGAATTTATTTTACTCTGTAATAAACCTAAGTCAGAACTGTTTATTTTAGCCTGAATTTTCATTATATACTTTGGTCAACCAGGACACCTTCTATTTTTACAAAATATTTATATTCAGAGTCATAAATATTTGTGATTCTATAATTTGAGCCACTACTGCTATCAATTCTGAAAACATCCTCAATACTTATGTTTTCCACACTTTTTTTTCGACATATTATTTCAGCAGTGATTGCCCTTTGTCTAAGGCCATTTTCGTCATCAATAGAGCCATCTATTTGCTTGTAGTGACCCCAAACACTACCTGATGATGTAAAACCTACTGTAAAGCCCCCAAAACCATCTGAAACTTGATTTGCATTGTAAAATAAAATCCTTGAATTGAGTTTACCAGCATCCATTACACATACATAGATTTAAAACTGTCAACCATTTTTTTGGATGTGATTGGTATTTCTCTGACTACAATGCCATCTTTGAAATCTGCTCTGTTATCGTAAAAGGTTGAGACCATTTGCATGATTGCATGTTTTATCGCTTTGTCGCTTAAGCCTGAGGTTGTGTAATTTATTTTTATTTTTTTGTAAGCATCTGAAAACAAATTAGAGACTACATACGATGGCGATGCTTCCAATTCAATCATTTCATTATCAAGGCCAATAACAGTGTGGGTTGCTGAAGTGCCATCAACTGTGACAGATTGTATTGAGGCAACAGGGCCAAATGGTATATCAATCAAACCATCTGATTCATCTAGGTAATAAGTTCTGGTTTTGGCAACAATGTCCCTTGACAAGTAATTTTCTATTATTTGCCTTGCTTGAGTAATCATGTCTGTAATCAACGTATTGTCAACAGCATGGTCAACCCTTAAGTAATTTTTCATTTCTGTTAGGCTCACAATTTCAGAACCAGTCTCAGAATTTATTTTTATCTGTCTCATTTGGTTTCTTTAGAATCTGTTTTTAATTCTTTAGTTTCTTTTGCCTCTTTGTTTTCTTTGATTTCAATAGCCCAGCCACCTTTTACAAGTTCTTTGCCTATTTTATCAGAAACGACAAATTCTCTGTCCTCACAATATTGAACAGAGCCTAGTATCACAGATTTATTTTTTGTTTTGATTTTCATAATAAAATTTTAAGTAAAGTTAAAAAAAAAGCACCACATAAGTGATGCTCTTAAAACAATGAAAAAAATTAAACTAATTCTACAAAGTTATTAAAATTATTTTCATAAATACCATTGTCAGTTATTTTGAAACTTTTTTGACCTAAATTTTTAATGATGTAAAAACCTTTTCTAACCTCATGCCATAATGCAAAAAAATCAACTAGTTCCAAATCATAATTTTTTTTTCCTTCCCTTTTAAGTGTAACTTGAACAGACCGACCATGCTTGTATCTTTTTTCGCCTAAATATTTAACTTGTATTTTAAAAAGTTTACCTTTTTTTTCTAATATACAATCATAAGGGCTTGAGTCAAGTAAAGGGACAGAAACATTAAAACCATTTTGCATTGCAGTTGTTGAAAAATGATATTCAGCAAAACAGCCTTTTTGATTTCTGTTCATTCGGTGTTGTTGTCTTATAAAGTTAAGCAAAAAAAAACTGGGGCTTTCACCCCAGTCTAGTGCCTAAATTAAAAACAACTAACTAAAAATATGAAAAGAAAAGGTTAGGCACTATACTTGTTCTTTTTTTTATTTATTTTCTGTTTCCAAAATAACATTCTGTCAACTTGTTCTTCCCTGCTTAAGGTTTCCCAATCATCATCTAATGCTGGGTGTTTGATTTGTATTTTATCTTCTAGAAACAAATTCGTCTCTTTAATAAAATAATCCTTTTCTTTTTTTGTGTCAAAGAACTCCGGCACACATATCCAATATTGGAGACCCTTGCCAAAGAAAAACATTTTTAAAATTTTTGCTAATACTTTCATTTGTTTTGTTTTAAAATTACCATTTTTCTTTCTTTAATAAATCTCGTAATGTAAGACCACGATTTTTATATTGTTTTGCATCTGTCAATGATTTCTTGCACTTTTTTATATAATCTTTGTCTTTAGTACTCCTTGCATGGCGAAGTAATACTTTTCGTTTATTTATCTCTTCATCTAGATTTCCTAACATCAAGACATACCATTCAAGTGTTTTTGTAAATTTTTTCATTTGTTTTGTTTTTAATTATTAAATTATGGTAATTTCCATAAAAGTCTTTTTAGTTTGTCTTTTCTCAAGTGTAACATATCCCATTTTTTTTCTAATTGTGGATGTTCTTTAAATACAAGTGATAAGACTTTGTCTGTCATAATCCAACTACCATCTAAAACTCTAATATCAGTAATTCTGGCATTAATAATTCTAATGAGTCTTTGAATTTGCTCTTTTTGTTGAAATTTATTTTTTGTTTCCATTTGTTTTGTTTTTAATTATACTGCTAATATATAAATAAATTTTCAATAAACAAGTATAATTATAAAAAAACTTTAAATTATTTTGTTTTACAGGTAAAAAAAAGAGGCCCGAAGGCCTCTAATTTCCAATAAAATTATATTATTATGGTGTCTCAAGTGCTGCTTTTGCAGTCGAGAATGTTCCATAAATAATACCTTTTGGTAGATAAGTCGCTAATGCACCTCTTAATTGTGCTCTAACAGTAATAAAGTTCTTTTGAACGTTGTCACTGTCTTGCTCAAAGAATTCAAGGCTGACATTATCTCTCACCCAGTATTGACAAGATTGTGCAAAGTTTGCCACTAAAAATTGACCACTTGGAATTTCAGTATTTAGAATGACAGGCACTCCCATAAAGTTAGGCTGTAATCCTTGATATACTTGGTCTTTCAAATAATTATTTTGAGTGTCTTTCAATAACAAAATCTTATGAAAATCTGATGGGTTTAAAACAATATTATCAGCAGAATATTCATTGATTGCTAACTGGTTCATTGATGCAACTAAAACGTCAAACTCATTAGCATTGTCAACTGAGTCAGCCAATGGATTGTTTGTTGATGTATCAAATGCAGTACCAGAGTTAAACAAACCTAGGAAGTTTGGTGATACACCATTACCCCCAACGATTTGGTCATCTTCAGCAGTTAAAACCTTAGATGGGATTCTTGAACTAAGATAAGATGATAATTGGTCATAATCTTCAACCATTTGCTTAGAAATTCTAAGATAAGTTCCAATCAGTTGTACGTTTGCATCAACTGCTTGTAGGTCGAAATCAGTTTGACCAAGTGCATTGCCTTCGGCTTTTGCACCAGCACCATCAGTATATCCTGACTCTTTTACATATCTAATCACATCAGATTGTGTTGACCCTACTGGGATGAACTGTCTGAAGTGTTGAGGTCTGCTTGGGTCATTATAGACACCAGGCACTCTTAATGGTGCAATAACGTCACCAGTAAAGTCAGCACCAACAGTCATGTCGGCTTTCATATCAAATCTTGCTGACCTTGAGTTACCTTTTACAAAACTCTCGATTGCACCCCCATTAAGGGCATCTTTTAAAGCAGATTTAAAACTCATCGGTTGACTTGCCTCAAATCTCTTTTTTGCTTCAATTTCAGACTTATCTAGTCTGTCATTGATTTCAGTAATCTTACTAGCTAGGTTTTCCTCACTAGACTTGACAACTGCATCTGTCTCTGCTTTCATTGTCTCGATAGCAGACAAAGACGATTTTTCGATTTTAGAGTCGATTTCATTTGTAATGTTATCCAACTCTTTTTTTATGTTATCTTCCATTTTGAAAAATTACTTTTTTAAATTGTTATATAAATATTTTAACAACTCGCTGTCATTGTTTTCTTTTTTCGGCAAAGTGTTTTGAGGCGACTCTGTGAGTTCTTGGAAATATGATTTGAGTTTAAGAATTTCAGATTCAATAGCAAAAGCCAGTTCATCTGAAATATTGTTTTTACGAATAATCTTAACAAGATTATCGTAGCGAGAATAAAGAGTATCAAGTGATTTAGTTCCCTTTACATCTAATATTTTTGCTTCGTCATTCGAGGCTAATGTAACAGCAGAAACCTCATAAAGTTTGACCTCTCTAATTTCTCTGAAATTGCCCTTATCTTCTTTTACGATTGGCATAATGCCAACTGAGTTTTCTGTTATGACACCGGCCTTCATAAGTTCAATGACATCTTTTCCTAATTGTGTTTTAGGAACTTCAGCCACAAACATAAGGCCTTTTTCATCTTCATACAATTCATTCATTTTACCGATGGGTTTATTCATGTCATGCTGATACAAATACTTAACTCTTGACCCATTTTCCATAATGGTTTTTTTATAAGCACCAGGTCTTATGATGTCTTTGTCAGCATCTATATTATCAAAATAACTCGCATAACCCTTGACAATCCCCTTGTTTTCGTCAGCATCTACTATTTCGCCAATGGGTGATTGTTTAAATAATATTTTATTCATAACAAAAATTTATGTAAAAATACAAATTAATTTTATTAGGTTCTTGCACCTGTCATGCCAAAACCTATTTCTTCAAGTTCAACATTAGATATGGCATCTTCGTCTGGTATCGGTGCTGTGGAACATCTACAATTTATGACATTACTAGCAGAACCTCTTGGGTCGCCAGGATATTCTAATTTTTCACCACCCACTAAAAACATTTCATCAAACTTTACTATTTGACCATCTGCCTCAGCATGGTCAGGTCTAACTCTAGCATCACTTCCAGCAATCCATTCTTTTGACATTTGACTACCAGGGAAAATTTGCAATGCAGATTGTTGTGTGGCATAGTTTGAGGCCAAGGCCGATTCTGTCCTTACAATTCTTTCGGCTTGATACTGCCCAACTTGATTAAATTTATTTCTTAATATTCTTGCTTGAACCACTGCACCCTCAGCCATAAATGCCTCGTCTTGCATTAATTTTTTAAGTATATCTTGGAATGCACTTCTTGCTGTTGCAATCACACTAACAACCCTGACACCTGCCATTTCACGACCTTTTTTGGCAAAGGCTTGATTCCAATAATCCAAAAATTGATTTGGGTCAACACCTTTTTTTATAAACTTGTCAAAATTATTTGCATACCATTTGGCTTGTTTAATACCGATGTCTTGATACATTTGTACGTATAAATCAGTCAGCCCTTTAGTTGTCATTATCAAATCGGGTTTTATAACTCCCTGGTCATATTTTTCAATGGCCTTTTGATAATTCTCTTTGTAGTATTTTCTGAATATTCTTATGTGTGTTCTTTCTGACCTTTCTAACCGGTCATCATAAGATGTTCTCCAGTTTTCTTTGAATTGCTTTGTTAAAACTCGCATTATTCATCTATTTGGTCAAGTTTACGTTCTGCATAACTGAGCATTGATTGACCACCCCATCCTAAAAAAGCAACATAACCTTTGTCCTTCCAAGGTGTGTCTTTGTAGTCAGGGTTTATTTTATTGTATCCACCACCTTTTGTTCTTGACAAGAAACTAAAAGTTCTTTTCAGCATGTCTAATGAAAAAGGCCTACGTTCAATGAGCATATTCATTCTAGCAAGACCAACCTTTGTCATTCCATCAACCTCATCCCTGCCATATTTATCAATCCAGTTTTTTACTCGCCTTGCATTGTTTGTCGCACTTTGTGGGTAGTCATCAAACATTTGTTTTGTTGTGTAAGATTTTTCTTTGCTTGATAATGGATGTGCTGATGGTAGCAAATCCCTGTCATAAGGTGTTCTTCTAAATCTATTGTTTCTAAGGGCATATAACAGGCCCGATACACGACCAAAGGCCCATTGTTCTTCAGACCTTACGTTTGGCCTTACAGACGATGGATTGGTTCTATATGCACCAACACCTCTACGAAAAGAACTTGCCAACATTCCATAGGTTGCTCTAGATGATGCTGTGTCTCCATGTTCTTCATTGTGTTCACTGACCATACGTCTTAGAGCAGTTTCCACCCTGCCTGAAATCTTTGGTGCTTTTTCTTCGTCATCGTGGTAGTGCTTGTCATCTTCTTCCTCATGTGGTTCGCCATAATGATATTTGTCATCCTCATCCATGTTGTGATATTCTTTCTGTCTTTCAATGGCTCTTTCATACTGTTCATGCGATTCAAAGGGCATATAAACATCTTCACCATCAAACTGGTGTCTATGAAAACCACGACCCCCTAGTTCTTCAGCCCTATCTTCAGCCTCACCTCTTGTTGTGAATACATCTGTCATTCCAGGCACTTTACGTTTTAAATTTATTTTAGTGATTGACTTGTCAACATCAGAGTCAACAGGTTCAACCGGTGCATCATCAACAGCATTCAAAGGAATCAAGTTTGCAGGAATGTAGTAATCATTCAACTTTTTATCCTCATCGTCAACACCATAATTCATAGCCGACCTTTTTTCATTCATAGTAAGCCACCAAGATTGAGACAGTTGTTGCACAACCTTGTCCATTTCCTCTTGTAATTCTGGGATAACACTGAAATCAAAGTCAATATAAATTTTGTCACCATATTTAGGGGCCAACCATCTATTTAGCTCATCCCTTATTTTTATCATTTCAGGCATCACACAGTTTTGATACAAACTCTTTTTGGCCTCTTTCACATTGTTGTATGTGCTTGACTCTGTGTTATTAAGAAGTATTGCAGGAACAGAAAATATGTTTGCTAAGTCTTTAATTGAGGCATTGTATTGTTCTATCAATGAAAGGTCAGAGGCATCAAGTCCAAAGTTTACCCATGATAATTTTTTTGGAGTAATGACAACATCACCTGCATTTGCAGAGCCTTGGTGTGAACGTCTAAATTTATCTTTAAGTGCTTGGGCTTGTACTTCAGTCAAGTCGCCCTCGTCTGCATACAACACCCCTCTTGCTGTTTGATTCTGTAAATATTTGACACCAGTAGTCACAGCCTCATTGTTTGTTGTCAATGTTCTGAGTCCTGCTTTTAATGGGGACTGGCCATAAAGGTGAGAACCTGTGCCATCATAATAAGGGTTGTAATCTTTGATGTGCAATATGCTATCAGCATCAATATCATATCTGCCTTTGTAATCAAGCCTGTAAGCCTTTACAGGATTCATAATGCCACCTGACACGATTTCCATAAGTTGTGAAGGCAATACATATAACTCTTTGTATTTTTTAGAATTGCCACCAGTTTCAGGGCCGATACCATAGATGTATCTATTGCCTGTGAGTTTACCAAATGCAACGATTTCTGTTAGCCATGAATTGTATGACTGAGCAGGGTTTGGTCTTTCTAATAATTGATGCAAATCTGTGTCAGATAATTCTACCAATGCCGACTTTCTTAACTGCTCTGCCTTTAATAACGTATTGGTGTCAAGGCCGGATGATGTTATTGACTTATATCTTTTTAAATCGTTGTTAGATTTCTTTTCATATATCATAAATGGTATTGTCGTACAAGCCTTGGTAATAATGTTTATGATTGAATATACTGTTGCATTACGTCTGTAACCATGATTTATGTAAGTGTCGTCATTCTCTTTCGCAAAAACAATGTTGTTGCCTATGTAATTAAAAACAGCCCTGTTGTATGCCTCGGCTGTTCTTTGTAAGTTTTTGTTGGTAAATAGATTTTTAAACCTGTCGTAAAAAGTCGCCATTAAATTTTAATATTATTTTATGTAAAAATACAAAATAAACATTTGTCATTATATGACATAAAATTCTGTTCTGTTTTTATATCTAGAATAAACACCATATCTTAGGCTGTCACAAAAGTGGTCAGCCTGATTTGGCTTTGGTTTGTTTATCAGTGTGCCATCTTTTAACTCATCCCAGGAATAACTATAATATTCGTTGATTGCGTTTTTTGATTCCTTTGACAAGATTACCTGGTATTCTTTAAGTAGCGATATACCGGCAGATATTGACCCAGGGCCTTTGATTGCAGGTTTAGCAGTCAGACCCCATCTTCTTAGTTCTTCAATACTTTTAGGCTCAGCAGAATCACAATATATAATTCTGTCTTGCAAATTGTTTTGTTTAATAAATTTTGCAATATCACCATTGGTCATTTCTGTTTTGTATAACAATTCATGCACAAATATTTTATCCTTGATTTTAGCAAATTCTAAAATGCAACAAGGGTCAATGGTATAACCAAAGTCACAGGCCAAATACATATCGTCAAACTCTGGAAACTCATCCCTTGACACAAATTGCCAGTTGTTAAATATTTGTTTATTGCTTATCATTGCTCTTTGGCCTTCACCATATACTCGCCAAAGGTCAGGGTTTCTAACTTTCATTGATTCAATCTGTTGAACGACTGATGGCTCTAAGAAATGATTATCCTTGTAAGTCGAATGGAAAACATCAACACCACCTGGCATATCTTTGTCATCCATGATGTCATATATAAAATGCACCGGCTCTGATGGATTAAAACAACATAAGATGTGGTCTGTGGTTCTCATTATGATTTGATTAAACTCATCATATCCACACTCATCAATCTCACAGAAATAGCAGATGTCTCGTTTTGAACCTTTGATTTTTTGTGCATCATCTAATGAAAAGAACTCCACTTTATGTTTGTTGAACTTAAATATGTTTTCTGTCTTATTAAAGACACCTCTGTCATAAATTCCAAGTTTCTGACTCACTTGTATGAAGTCCCTGAGCACAGACCTTTTGAGGCTAGGAAGTGTGGCCCTTACAACAGATATTGTCAGTGGTGTGGGTGTTGTTGTAATTAAATACAAGATATATTGAACCAGGCCGATTGTTTTACCTGACCTTGAGCCACCAACAAATATTTTAAATCTTGCCTTGGATTCTAGGGCCTCGTAAAACTGTCTGTTGCAATATTCTTTTATTGTTTGTTTGCCGGAGTCCACTCAATAAGTTTTGATTCAACAGAACCTTCAACAGCCAATTCAGACCTTTCTATATAGCCCCTAGCCTTGCCCTTTGTTTTCATATAAAATAATATTGCAGGGACATTTAAGTCGTCAATCAGTTCATGCAGTTTGAGTTCCACATGGTCGAGTGTAACGTTTTGTAATTCATCAATGGCCTCTTTGTATCTCTTGTCTTTTTTCATCCAGTCATAATGTGTCTTGCGAGATATACCTACGACATCTGATGCCCTAGAAACAATGCATAGATTCTGTTCCATTGCAGTAATCATCTGTCTTTTTTTATATGTTACATTTTGTTTAGTCATGTTGCAAAAATAACAAAAAAAAACCCCCTACAATTAGAGGGGGTTAATATCTCAGAATATATATGGTCTTAGTGACCTCTTTTAGCAACGTTATCAATACCCTTTTGCATTACTGTGGCAAAAAAGTAGTCTGTAAGAATATCAGCATTAAGACCCTCAACATATATTCCCAAAAACTTAAGATACCTTTGAGCATCTTTTTTGACAGACTTTTTAAGCTCATCCATTTCTTCAGTGTTGTAAGGACTAAACGCATTACAGTTGTAAGTTATACAGTATTCTGCGAATGTTTTTTTTAATAAATAATTTGTTTCCATATTTTTTGTTTTTTAATTATACACCAAATATAAAACATTTTTTTAATATACCAAACTTTTTTAAAGTTTTTTTTTAATTTTTTTTATTTACCTCATATAAATGCAAATACAAATCCCATATTTTTTCTGATGCTATCGACTGATTTTTGTAGGTTTTAGGTGATTTGGTGATTTTACCATTGTCATTTACTTCAATAAAACATTCTTTTCTGTTTCGCATTGCCACGATATAAATTTTAATTCCTTGTTCTAAGCACCAAGACTGTGCATCAAAATATTTATTTCCCATCTTGTATAATGGCCAGACCCAATGTTATGTAGTTAATCAAATCAGCATATCTTGACTCAATAGGTTCTGACATCTTTGTTTTGCTTTTTTGTGCATGAGTCATGATTGATTGAGTATGTTTATGGAAAAACACAGCCCAGACTTCAATAGGGGTTATTTTAAGAGCCTCTGCTGTTGTTTTGAAGTTATTTAGTATGTCAACGTTATTGTTAGTATATTCAGGCTGTTTCTCGTTCATAATCGTTTCTGCCATTTCAAATAGCTTTTTTCTTATCAATTTATATTCTGATTGTTTCATTAGAAAGGTATATTGTTTTTAATAGCAGGTCTTATTTTGGTTTGCACAACATTTTTATACACACCACCAGAATTAAAGTCCGGGGCTAATGTAAATGTTCCTAATTGCCCATTCTCTTTACGTTTGACCTTTTGAATGTGTATTTTAACAAGGTCTGAGCCATATTCTGTTTTCTCACCAATAACTCTCTCACAAACTAGACCATTGAATGTTTTGTTAAAAAAGTCAGCAGAGCCAGATATTTTATACAAATCCACCTTTTGAAACTGACCATTCTCTGATTCTATTTTCTTTGGATGTGCCACTAAAAAAAGATGAGTGTTTGTCTGTTGCACAAATTGTGTAAGTAGTGATAATTTGTGCCCGATATATCCATAGTCTCGTTGAGTGGTGTGGTCTAACATATTCCAAGGGTCAATGACACAAATATTGATTCCTCTTTGAAAAACCAACTGTCTAAACTCTTTTAGGATTGATTCAAGTGTTAAGTTTTTTAAATCTATTTTAACCCAATAAAAATGTTCAGAAATAAAATCTTTTGTAGCATTAAGCATATCGTTGTCACAGTTTTTGCCATTGAGTTTGTTGGCAATACGTTTGATATGACCCTCGTATGGAAAAGACTCCGGTGCAAATATTGCACATCTGAAATTGTGCTTTTCTGCTAAATTACACATCATTTGGTCTAAGAAATCTGACTTGCCATGATTCGGTATGCCAGTAAGTACAGTCCATTGTGCTAGTGATAGATTGAATAATTCACCACACTCAAACCCAATATCATAAGTTTTTATGCCCTTTTGGTTGTAGTTTAGAACATCATCCCAAATATCATTAATGTTCACAATACCATCCAAAGGGAAGTTTTTAGGCGATTTAATGAGCTCTAACAACGTTTCTTTGTCTTTTGATACCAATACATCATTTGCATCCTTACAGTCCTTAAAATCGACATATTTGCATTTATATGCACCAAATCGCCTTGCTAGTTCATTTCTAAGTGCCAAACCAGCATCGTCATTGTCTGTGCAAATAATGATTGATTTTTTATTTTCAAAATACTTATAGCAATTATCTAAGTAATCGAGTTTTGTGTTTCCTTTACTCGCACCATTTGGAACAGAACAAACATTAAAAAAACCACACTGATACAGTGTCAATGCATCAATTTCACCTTCAACAATATAACAAGTATCAGATGATTTGATAAAATCCAACCCATAAAAAATTAGTTCTGCCCCTTTTGATAGTTTAAAATTTTTATCTCTGTCCCTGTATTTTACATTGATTAGTTTATTATCACGATAATAGTTAAAATTGATTGACTTTTTTCTTTGTTCTATTTGTGGAAAATAAGTGATTGACTCTGTGATTTTCCAAGCAGTCAAGGTTGTGGCATTTATTTTTCTGCTTTTGAACCACTTTATAATGGGGTCTGACAGTTTGTTTTTGTTTTCTTTTGGCAATATCCATTCAGATTTGTTTTTAAATTTTATTGACCCTTTATAACCACAGTGATGACAATTATACAATCCTTTGTCGATATCAACACTTAAACTTGGGTCATTTTTCTTTTTTCTTTTGTGGTGACACTTTGGGCATTTGGTTTTTATTTGGCCTGATGTTTTGCCCTTCAGGTCAATATTTAGTTCAGTAAAATTCATTGTTTAAAATTTAAGTTTATCTATTTTCCATTTATTGCCTAATTTATTCAAAAATTCTCTAAGATTGTCATTATGGTCAATCCATTTTTTATTATGATAAACCTTTTCAACTCTGCATAAGTGCATAGGTATATCATCATAATTGATAAAATTATGCACGACTTTGATTGTAATGGCCTGTTGTGTATGCCATGAATCAGTGAGTCTTTCTAACAACAGTCTCTGACCTGTCGGTATTTCGTTGCCTATTTTTTTTAATTCAATAAATATGATAGCCTGATTGTTATATTCTAAGACAGCATCAATGTCACTTGGATGCATTTTGCCATTTTGCAAACCACTGAAATCAATGGTTTGTTTAATCCTGTTTGAGTCCCTAATTAATTTCGACATAATCCATTATTTCTTTCATTTCTTTTTCTGTCAAAACTCTTTCTAAATTATAAGACATCAAAGTTGTGTTGTTTGCCACAGCACCCAAACACTTTTTGTTGTTGTCATCATAAACAAAATATCGTTCCAAGTTTTTAATCTTGTAATAAGCATCAGGCCTTTTTGATTTGCATAACTCATTGAAAAAATCAATATACTTTATGCCATCTTTATTTTTTTTTCTAATTTTTAAAATCGTCAAAAAATTTGCTGACCAGAAATTGTCTGACCTGATTTTTTTTATAATAATATACAGTTCTTTTAATTTGTATTTGTCAATCGTTATGGCTTTATAAATACAGTCAATCCATTGAGTTTTTTCTTGCTCACTTGTTGGCCAATATTTTTTTGGAAACAGTGCCATAAAATGATTAAGGTTTTTGTGTATTTCTAAAAATAAATTTTCATTTTTAAATTTGCGACTATTATTATTATTATTTATATTATTATTAATATTACTAGTATTAGTATTATTATTAGTATTACTAATAATATTATTAAGGGATTTTGACCGGGTTAAATTTACCGGGTTCGGTTTTTTTAACATGGTCGGATTGGCAATATAATAATTATATCCACCAAATTTTCCGGCATTTCTAATCTGTATTTTTGATAAAAATTTATTTTGTTCCAATTCTTTTATTTGTTTTCTAATGATATGATTTGACACATTAAATGTTTTTTTGATTACTTCAAAAGTAATTGGCACATTGGCTTTTTGGGAAAACAACCAGCAATAAAAACCGACTGAAGAAAAAGACAAGTTGTGACCAAATATTTCTTTTGGCACAACAATCTGACTATCAAAACTTGGTGGTTTATAAATTTTCGTCATCCAATAACACAGTTATGTTGTCACAAAAAATTCTAAAATCATTATACAGTTTTAAAAACGTCTCAAAAGAAATATGACCATCTTCATAGATTTCAAAAAGTTTTTCTACCAATAATTCTAATTCAGTTTGTGTTGAAGGGCCAATATATTTGAAATCCATATCCAAACTAGAATTTGAAGTCCATCGAACCCTTTGAGTTTTTTCATTCCAATAAATATCTCTATTCAAGTGCATCAGAAAAATAGTTATCAATTTTGGTTTTGCAATCATCTAAGTCTTTTGACCATGTAGCATACCAACCACAATCTTTTAATTTACTCAGCCATCTTTTTTGATTCTCTGTTGGCTTATTGTAACCTGATTTCAACTCCAAGGCAAACCCATTGTATTGGGCTGATGGTGTAAATATCATAACATCTGGAACACCTGGTTTAGTACCTAGCATTTTTATTTTATACTGTTCAAAAGGTGTTCTTTTGCCTTCATTCGGTATGTGGGTGACAATGGCATTCGGGTACTTCAAATCAATATAATTCATCAATTCATTTTGCATTTTATCTTCATTCCCCAGATAATTGTAATAATGATTTTTTGCTTTCATAAACCTTGTAGCCTGTGTTTTGCTCAATAAAGTTTTTTTCAGAATTAGATAATTCAGCCTCTGAATAAAACCCCTTGTCAAACAAAATTAAGGTTTTTTCGATTCCATACGAACTAAACAAATAAAATTTTGTATGCGATGAAAAAGATTGACATATACCATAATCTGTGTTAATGGTAGTCGTCTTGTTAAATTCTTTTATTACACTATCGACATATCGTTTGTTTATATTTAAAAACGTACTAATTTTAGTTTTGCTGTTGTATTTACCTGTCAAGTACAATCGAATTATTTTTTCTTTTTGTGTCATATTAATTTTATTTCATTGTTAAAATCGCTCCAATATTCGCCAGGACATACACCGGTTTCTTTATAAAAAGACCACCTATCGAATGCCTCTTGCCATTGCCATCTTCCTAAGTCAATGTGTTTTTGTGTCAAGCCAAATATTTCAACTTTTGGGTTTTTGTCTTTTGATATACCGATAAACCGGAAGTTTTCTGCTGGTATTGACAAAAAATCAGCGTAGAAGACAGCCTGTAAAAACCACCTCATGTTTTTTGCATTTTGACGAAAATCATTGGCCCATATACTTCGACAACTTTTCAAATCACAAATAAAATCTTTTGCAAAAATATCTGGCCGACATCTTACATTAATGCCATTGATTTGACCATAAAATGATTTTTCAATTTCAGCATCTTTTAACAAATCCACTGCTTTTTTGTTTTTGGCAAAAGCATCCCTTGCTTTTTGCACCAGTTCATAATTGGTTTCAGAAATGATGGTTTTGTTTTTAGCATTTTTTATGTGTTCCTGTTTTTCTTCTTTTCCTGCTTTTGTTCTTAAATTTAAGTCTGGCATAACGTATATCTCATCAGCAAACTTTTCTGGCTCTAATATTATTGTGTGAATCGCTGTGCCTATTGCTAAGGCCTCTGTTTCTTGCCATTGTTTATTTAAATATGCAGATGGACTGGTTTTTGATATTTCTTTAAGCCCTGATGCTGATATTGATTCATTAGAATGATAATCTGCATTGCTGTCATAACAAGAATTTAAGATTGTAATACTATATTTTTTCATCCAATACTTTGTTTTTTGCTTTTAATAATCTTATTATTATTTCCTTGTCCTTAAGTTCTTTTGTCTTTTTCTTTAATTGTTTTCTTAGATATTTGACCATATAATACAATTCTCTTTCTCTGTCTTGTTGAGCAGATGAAATATGTTTTGTAGTTCTTTTGATATTTAGTGACATAATAAAAAAAAGGCACAGTGTTTATCTGTGCCTTATGTATTAAATTTAAAAGGGCAAGTCGTCAGTTTCGTTTACTTTTGTGACTTTTTCGTCTGGCTTAAAATCATTGATAGTTACAGAAACATTTTTTCCAAACTGGTCTGTTTCTCTTTTATCATTAACTGTGAGGTTAATTAAATTTTTACCATTATACTTGTAAATGTATGGTTTTAAATCATCCAATTTCAAAGTAATATTTCTAAATGCACCATATTGGCCATTGATGATTTTGCCACTACCGACATAAATCTTTTGATTGTTTGTATTTATTTCACTCATTTTTATATATTAAATTTATCTTTAATTTTTCGCAACTGTTCTGGTGTTGCATCCCATTTTTTTAAGACTGTCTTTGCTTGAGTTTTTGTGCCTTCCAAAACTGCATTAAATTGATAATCAGTCAACATTGTTTTTGATTGATTATTAATTGCATTTGTAACTTCTTCAGCAGACGATATTGATGTATCTAAACCAATACCAAAATTTGCTAAAGCACGACCACATGCAGATGTTTCACAATTCTCAACATACGATGTTTTATTTATAAATGTTGAGTTTTTAAATTCTTCAGCGATGCCGGATGATACAATTCTTTCTGATTCATCCGATATTGTTGCTTTAATTAATATCGAATTTTCAGTCTTTTCAATAACCTCTGTATTTAATGAGAATAAAGGATATTTTTTTCTAAAATATTTTAGTCTTTCATTGACTGGGACATATTCTTTGCCCTTGATGTTTATAGTTTCTAATTTCATTATTTTAATTTTCTAATAGTTCTAATGGCAAAATAAAACCTTTTTCTTTTAAGGTTTTTATTTCTTTCACCTGTAATGTAGAGGGTTCTAATAATCGTGAATTTAGTGTTGGCCTTGACATTTCTAGTAATTTACAAATGTCACCTCTATTCAGACCAAGACGTTTCATTTCGTGCCCAAAATATATTTTGAAGGCACTGTAATTCGCTTCTTGCATAATTATAATTTTTTACAATATTACAATTATTTTTTAAAAAACAAATACTTTATAAAAAAAAATTTTAATCTTCTTTGATTGTCAGGGTGTTGGTTTTGTCGTTGTCTTGGTTAGGTAACCTAAATTTTAATTTGTAACGATTTGATTTTACACTGTAAGTCATTTGGTCAATTATACCCGATACTGGTGCAAATTGTGATGCCTGTGTTGAAAAAGTTACAAACACTTTACTTTCAAATCCAACTGGGTCGCCATCACTTTTTCTGTTCCTAAATGTGCCTTCAAAACTGGTAACTTTAGAACGATTGTCATTTAAAATTTGTTGGGAAGTTATTTCATTGAGTTGCTTGTAAGTACTTGGGTTGTTGTCTCTTGGCCTAAAATAAGCCTTTGCTGTATTGTGTCCGGTATAATCAAAATCAAAATTAATTTTGCCTGTAAAGGAATCAGACACCTCACGATTGTAAACAATATTGTTTTGGCTTGATGGTTCAAAAGCAAAATACACATCGTCAAAATAAATCCCATTAAATCCATCTTCAATGTTGCTTGATAATTTTGACATTTGTAAAATCATTGTTGTGTTGGTATTTGCATCGTTGTTATCAGAGGCATCATCAACTGGTATATTGCTGACTTCATGTGTAATCCATTTATTGATGTCATCTTTAAAAAAAGTAAGTTGATTATTGACTGTGGCATTTTTAACATAAGTGTTGTCTGATTCTCTATAAAAATAAGTGTGAGAACCAACTGTAAATTTAAATTGATAACTAATGATAAATTTTAAATCAGTACCAAAAACATTGGATTGATTTTGTGGGTCGTCAGCATCAATAGAAAAATCATCGGCCACATCCAAATAAAGAGAAAATCTTAGTTTATTGGGCATGACATTGTTAGAGACTGCTTGATGCAAATTGATTGAGTTTTCAAAATAAGTTCCTGTGATACTGTTTGCCTGATTGTATGAGGTTGCTGATGCTTTTACTGATTTATTACCGGTTTTTACTATTGAATTTGTGCCCATTGTAACTGTTGTTGATGCATCATTTGTCAAAGTGTATCCAAAGCCATTCGTAAACTCAAAACTGTTATTTGGTGAAAAAATTATTCTATTTTCATTTTCGGTATTCATTTTTAGATTTACTGTTTTGACTGGTTTGTCTTGTATTTTTACTAAATCACTACCAATGTTTTGTAAATCTGTCTCTACTAAATACAGTATGTTTGTCAACACAACACCAGAAAAAACACCTTGTTCTGAAAAAGTTATGAATTGTATTTGCTCAACATCACTAGTCTCCAAGGCTTGTTGTTGTGTGGCTCTTATGTTCGCTGGTATTGTGCCACCAGATGCACTTGTTGCGATTGAATCTTTTTCTGCTTGAGCAGAATAACTTGAATTTGATATGATATACCAACGATTTCTTGATTGGAATATTCTTGCATTTATTGATTTTAATATATTTTCTAATTGTTTTTTTGCATTGTTAAACAATTCGCCTGGCTTATATAAATTTTCAACATCAGGGAAAACATGCTCTAATGCTCTATATGATGGCAATGTTCCTGACTCTGTTTGTGTCACATTACTGATGTCACTTGCCCCACTTATTTTAAGTGTTGGTTTTACAACATTGTTAATCACTGAAGTTGCCCCTGAGCTAATTTGTGTGGAGACTTCTCTGTCTGTTGTATAATCAATGTATTTGGCATTGATTGTATTTGAATCATTATTTACAATCGTGAAATTTGCACCAGCAAAACTAATATCATTAGAATAATAAATCGGAAATGAAAGACCTGTATTTTGCAAGATAGTGTAAACATAATAGAAAATGTTTTGTGCATCGCTGACAGCATCAGTTGTTGGCAAGGCCATGTCGTAAGCATCTAAAAGACCAAGGCCATCAAATGCCTTTAGTTTGATTTCAAAAGGTTGTGTTTTGACGACTTGTTGGTAATTGTCGTTGACAATAAATCCTGACCAGTAAGGCTGTTCAACAACACTTGTCTCATTCCAATTAAAATCTGCATCATTCCAATTAATTTGTGTTGTGTTCCAAATTGCAGTTCCAGCATTTGCATACTGATAAAAAACTTTTACCAAATACTCTCTTTCATCGCCATCAAAAAACTCGTCATAATTTACTGTTGGTGTTTCTATTAATGTGATGTCACATGATGAACCAATAATCGGTGAATATTGGTCATCGTTTGCAGTCCATTTTATAACTACTGGTTCACCACTGCCAACCATTGAAATGACCGAGCCTGAATAATTTTTTTTTAATATTTCTAATTTTTTTGGGACTCCAGACTCGTCACTGAAGTTAAGTCTATATTTTACACCATAACTCATTTTACACTAATCGAGTTCTGTCTGAATTTGCTCTTTGTAAAACAAGAACCAAATCTTGACCATTTATGGAAAATTGACCACCAACTTCTACTTTTTGGCTTCTTGGTTGAATCATGCTTTGCAATCTGTCAAGTGGTGCAACAATTTCTGGATTGCCTCTATTTGTTCCGATACCTTCACCAATCATTCCGAGTGTTGGCCCAGTTACAACACCACCTTTAGCAAACTCTTTAGGGGCAGAACCACCAGAAACTATATTTCCTGCATTTTTTATAAAACTACCTATGGCAATAAGTGCAATACCAGCCGCGATTGCTGTAAATGGATTTTTAAAAGACATTTTTATTGCTTCCATAGCCAGACCAATTTGAATTGCTGTTTTTCCTAAATGTATTGCAATGTCACCAAGTGTGCTTAATAACATTCCACCGACTTGACCAATACCCATACTGCCAGAACCAATACCGGATGCTATATTTGCCAAACCACTACCAACAGCCCCAGAAATATCAGCAAAAGCCTCTCTAGTTTGGTCACCTGCCAAACGTAAATTTGAAGTATTTTTTCTTAAAGATGATAAAATTGTTTCTGAATTTCTCTTTGCAATGTCAGGATTTACTGTCAATGATTGGGCTAAGTCACCACCCATTGTAGCAAACCCAGGCATAGAACCAGGGGTAATACCGGCAACAGGGCCTCTTGCTTTTGGCTCTGGCTCTGTATCTAATAACTGTTCCTCTTTTCTTGCTTTTATTAATTCTTTTAAAACGTCAATTTGATTTTGTATTTCTAAATTTTCATCTTTTAGGTCTCTGGCCATAGTGCCTTTTTTTCTGCCAGACTTTACTTTTGCAAGTTCTTCTTCAGCAACTTTGTTTTCTTTTAATTTGTCTGTAAGTTCTTGCAACTTTTTCTGTGCATCCTCTGTTGATATGTTTTCAAGGCTTTTCTGAAATTCCTCTAGTCTTACAGCACTAGCACTTTTTAAGTTTTTAAGTGCCAAGACAACACCTGCGATTGCAGTTGCTACCAAAATAAATGGATTGGCTTTCATGGCTGTTGTCAGTGCAATAAAAGCAGTTCTTGCTAATTTTGCAACCCTTATTGCTCCAGATATACCCATTGCTAATTTACCAATGACAATAAGCAATGGCCCAGACACAGCAGTGAGGCCTGTAAAAACCACCAAAACTCTTTGAGTTGATGGTTCTAATTTTTTAAATTTATCTGTTAAATCTTGTATAAAATTAGCGATTTTAGGTATGTTTTCTGACAGATTAAAAGCCTCTGCTATCGCTTGACCAAACTCAGCCAAGGCCATGTTTACCCTGTCTCTTAGAGTTGATAAAAGACCACCTAATGTTTGACTCAAAATTTTTGTGCCACCAGCAAACTCACCACTGCCTGTTGTGGCATTTTTTAAAGCCCTTTCAAGTATTTCAAAAGATATTTTTCCCTGTTCTGCTAATTTCATGATTGAACCCTCAGCAACCCCAAGTTCTTTGGCTAATAATTTAGGCAAAGGCACACTGTTGTTGATAAATTGCCTAATGTCTCTAGTAAACAACGTACCTTCAGCAGATGCTTGACCAAATGCAACAGCAATACCATTTAAATCACCCCCAACAATACCTGCAATATCCCCCAATCTTTTTGTGTTTTCATAAGCACTGTCAGCACTCATACCAAACCCCATGAGGGTGTTGTTGACTTTCACTAAGTCTGCCAGTTGAAATGGAGTTTCTGCTGAAAATTTAACAAGCCTCTCAAAAGCCTTTGCACCTTCGTCAGCAGAGCCGGTTAATACATTTAATGTGGTTTGTAGTTTTTCAAACTTTATGGCCTGATTTACAGCGACAGTTCCGGCCAGAGTTATTGGTAGTGTTAAATTCATTGACAATGTTTTGCCAATTTTAGTTGCACTTTTACCGAAAGAACTTAGACGACTTTGGGCTTTCATCATTGCCCTGTCAAAGCCTTGTACGTTTGCTAATATATCAACTCTTAATTTACTTTCAGGCATGATTTTAATTTATGTAAATTTACAAAATTAAAGTTTGTTTATGGGCATCCACTTTGCCCGGCTTAGTTTTTCTTCCAATGCTTTTACTTTTGCAAGGTCACCTTTTGGCTCTAATGATTTTTTTCTTTTGATTTTATCAATCGGCAATTCAATGACATCTTTGGGTTTTATCATCTGTGACCTTTTTGTGCAATTCACATTATGTATCATACTGACGAGCAATCTAGTGCGTTCCCATTCCTTGTTTTCTTTTGTTTGATAAGCCTCAGACATTAATGCATTTTCAGCCCATGTATTTCGCCAAAACACATCAGGCACAATACCAACACGACCAATGAAATAATCCATCAGTGTGTCAAATGTAATTACTATGTCTTTGTCTGATTTTTTTTTTCTGGCTGTCTTAATTCATTGTCTAAATCCACACCAAGAATTTTGGATTGTGTCATGGCATTTATTACTTCAGTGATTGCATCAGGCGATAAATCACTCAACCACATACCGACTTTATATTCATTGTAATCAACAGGAATGTTGTTTTCAGCATCGTATGCAATCAGTCCAGAATATATTAAAGACCTTAATTGTTTGATTGTAAAACCTTGCTGAAACAAATCGCCAATCTGGTCAATACCGACACCTAACTGGTCTGTGAACTCAGCCCAGAAATTCATGCTAAAATGTAGGGTACGTTTTTTGTCGCCTATGTCTATTGTGACATAGCCTCTTTTTTTGTTTTTAGCCATTAATGTTTTTAAGCATTAGTTGATTTGCTGATTGTGCCAGTCAATGTCAATGTTCCTGAGAATGTTGCAGGTGATTCCATTTCAGCACTGTGCTCTAAAGATGAAATTATACAACTCGCAGAATACACAGCATCACCAGACACAGTTGTTCCAAAAACAGCAGTCACAGTATTTCTTGCTAAGAAAGCATCAGTCAAAGTAATGATGCTTGTTGAATCATCATATTTAATAAGACCTTCAAAACTTATTTCACCTGACATAACACCTGGTATAAACTCAGAAAACCCTGATGAGTCTTTTGATGTTGCCTCTGGTGTGTCAGCAGATAAACTTAGTGAACATGATGTTGTGTGACCAATAATGCCATTGTTATATTTTAGCACTAAAATTGTTCCATTAAAAATTCCAGTTGTAGCCATTCGATTAAAAATTTATTACTGTAAATATACGAATAAAATATTTACTTATTTTTTCTTAGGCTCTGCTGATTTTTCTGATTCTTTGTCTTGTGCCTCTTGCATAACTTTACTTATAGCCTGGGCAATCGGTGTGTGTTTTATAGGTAATTCGTTAAGCAAACTAACGATTTGATTGATTTGTTCTTGTGATAATTGCATAATTAAATTTTTGCTAAAATTAAAAATTATATTTTATTTTTCTGCATAATTTCAAAAAAAATTATTTGTTGTAGATAGTGTTCTGACAAACCACAATTTAAAAGCCATTGAATATAATTTTCTTTTGTGATGTCCTCTCTTTGAATAAAACTGTCGGGATTGGGTTTTTTTAAATCTACATTTCCAGGCACAACAAAAGAATTTCCTGTTTCAGAATCTATACCTGTGTATTTGTATTCAATGTTTTTAATAACATAATACAGATTACCTTCTTTAAGGACATAATTCACTTTTACTATATCCCAACTGTAATCAATATTCATTTTACCATTCAGGTATTAACATGATGTCCTTTGGGTTTTTTTTGTCGTCAATGACAGCCTTTATAGACTCTTTCATTTTTGCAACGTCAAGTTTTGCTTCAAGCCAACCAATAACATCTTCTTTTTTAATTTTATCATATTCGATAAAAGAATCTGCATTATATTCAAAATGTTCCGAACCGATAATGTCAGAACTGTGGTCGCCATCTTTTCCCCAATATTTCCAATGAACAGCATAAATTACATTTGATTTGCTGTCGTGTGAAATTTTAGCATCAAAGCCATTTATATGCCAATCGTATTTTATAGCCATAATTTTAAGATTTTATTATTACAAATTTACAAAATATAAAATAATGATTAACCGGCAGAAACTCTTAAAAAACCACTTTCATTATACAACTGACCTGCATTATTTGGGTCAGATGTTGGTAAATTCGACAATATTACCTTTTGTGTTAATATTTTTGTTGATACATCACTACCATCAAGTAGTATGTAATCAGTTACTAATCCTGAACCATTATCTGTTTGCAACCTAATATCTTTGTCATCTGCATTATTTATTATTTGTAAATCTCCTGTATTGTTGCTTATTTGTGTATTTGTTCCATCGTGCAGGAGGTCAAGGTCATTACTTGAGCCGATTCTTAATATTTTACTATCTGCTAAACTTACATTACCTGTGAACGATGCATCTTGTGAACTTGATAATGTAAGAGCTTGAGCACCACCACTATCTAATCTCAATTGACCTTGTGCATCTATAAATATTTGTTTACCACTTGCACTATTTATGTTAAGATGCCCGTTAGAATCGTTTGTTATTGTATGGCTTCCATTAAGAGTTATATTACCTGCAAATGTTGCGTTTTGTGAGTTGTCTAAAGTTAAAATACTAGATACATCATTTGTACCGAAATTAATATTGCCACTATCACGATTATATATAAATGCATTTGTTCCTGACTTACTAATCAACAGAGCATCGACTGTTCCTGTGCCATTGTCGGCATCAGAAAGGTATATTTGTCCTGCACCACCAGATGCACCAACAACGTGAAGATTACCACCTGGACTTGTTGTTCCTATACCCACGTTTCCTGCTGATGTGATTCGCATTTTTTCAGTTAAATTGTCCCCTACATTTGTTTTAAAAGTTATATCCCCTTTTAAAGTGCCACCATCATTAACAACAACACCAGCAACTTCACCGAATATATCAGTAGATGCTAAAGCATCTCCAACAACAAAACTTAAAGCAGATTTATTGTTTACAGCTTCACTAACTTTAATTGCAGTATAAGAAAATGTTTGTGAGCTATTTTCAAAAATGGCTGTATTAGAACTGCCTGTTTCAATAGTGTGAAATTGGGCAGAGGGACTTGTTGTGCCTATTCCTACTTTACCATCTGAACTAATCCTAAATCTTTCAGTATGGTCTGTGCCTGTGCTATCATTTGTTTTTACTATAAATGCGTGGTCTTGTACCGATGGTGTGTCTGCTTCAGGTTTTGCCCCAAACATTACACCATAATTATCTGTCAAAGTTCCACCAACCTGTAACAGTGCTTCTTCCGATGTTGTATCAGTATCGTTAAAAAAACCTGCTATAACACCACTTCCACTTGCATCTACGTGCAAATTAAATTGGGGACTTGTTGTGCCTATGCCTAGATTACCAGACTGATTAAGTCGCATTGCTTCAGAGCCACCAGCATTAAATTGAATACCATTTGCAGTTGAACCATAAATTTTTGCATCACTATTGCCAAAATTAATACCATTGCCATCATTAAAAATAGCAACGCCTGATGATACAGTAATATTACCTGTTACACTTACACCTGTACTTGTAGTTGCAAACTTTTTGCTATTGTCGTGATATAGATTTACTGCACCATCTGCAATAAATTCTCCCATAATTTCAGAACTTGCAGATTTCATTATTTGAACACCTGCATTGCCTCTTAATCTTAAATTACCAACACCAGTATCATCAATATATGAGTGGCTTGTATCGTGGTATATTTTTAAGTCAGCCGAACTACCAACCTGTAATTCAACACTATCATTTATTCTTATTGGTTTATTAAATAAAGTTCTACCCTCACTCCCATCGATTTGTATATAATTTTCAACACCACCAGAGCCATCGTCTGACTGAAATATAATGTCTTTGTCATCTGAGAAATTCCTTATCTTTAAATCACCTGTTGAATTATCTAAAAAAGTGTCAGTTCCATTATGATATATCGCAAAATCACCACCTGCACCAAATCTTGCTCTACCACTATCTGCTAAACTTACATTACCTGCAAAGGTTGCGTTTCCCTCTTGAGTAAGTCTCAAAACTTCTCCAACAGTACCTGAGTTAGCAGTATGAAATGTCAAGTCTCCTCCTTGTGCTGAATCAGTATTTACTTCAACATCTGCTCTAATTCTTGCATAAACTGCTTCAGTACCATTTGCTGTATTAAAACTAAAATCTAAAAATGATGCTGCTGCTGTTGATGAATTAGGTCTGTGTAAATTTAATATATTTGCACTAGCATTACTAATATCTAAAGCATAGTTAGGACTTGATGTGCCTAGCCCAAGCAGACCAGATGATGTGATGGTAAATCTTTCAGCACCATTTGTTTGGTCGTAAAATCTAAATCTACCATCTGATTCTACTGTCTGTAAAAACCTATGATGTGAGTTAGTTTGCAAATCTAGTCTTGCACCAGTTGTTGTGCCTAATACTTTGGCTATTGCATCAGCACCACCATTAATTAAAAGACTATTACTTGCAGATGTTCCTGTAATCGTTACACCTGCACTTGTGGTTTCAAACTTTTTGCTATTATCGTGATAAAGCTCTACTGCACCATTTGCAACTGCTGTAATCATAGTTTCTTGTGCCACTGACCTAGCAGTAACATTGTTTGCCTGTAATATTAAATTACCACCGACAGGTGCAGAAATAAAATTATTGCCTGATGTATGAAATATTTCTAGGTCTGCACTATCACCTAGTTGTACTTTTTTACTATCTGCTAGACTAACATCCCCTGCAAATGTTGCGTTTTGTGAACTATCAAGTCTTAAAGTTGAACCACCTGCTGTTTTTAAGTCTATTTGGTTTCCTGTTGGTGCTTGTATAACAACATTTTCGCCAGATGATGCTAATATTTGTAAATTATCAAATGAGTCATCACCAATAAAATGACTATCACCAAAAGTAATATTACCTGTAACAGTAACACCTGTGCTTGTAGTTTCCAACTTTTTGCTTCCATCAAAATATAATGCTACCTCTGCATCTGAAATACCTTGCATTATAAATTCTCCACCATCATCTTTTAACAGTTGAAAATTTGTAGATTGAATTATTAAATTACCTGTTCCTGTTTCGTTTATACGAGAGTTTGAACCATCGTGGAATATTTCTAGGTCTTGAGAACCACCAAAAGCAAGTCTTGAATTATCAGGAAAAATAGTTATTGGATTTGAACTTGTGTTTCCCCCATCCAAAAAGAAATAAGTTTCAACTCCACCGGTTGAGTCGTCATTTTGAAAAATCATACTCATGTTATCGGCTTTATTTATTAAGAATAAATTACCTGTTTCGTTTTCAATTATTGTGTTTGATGAATCATGATATATATTTAAATCATTTCCGGTTCCGAATCTTGCTTTTGCATTATCAACAAAATCAATTCCACTACTAGAATTGTTAAC